GCGTTTGGTGTAAACTGAAAGCGCAAAGTGTGAATAACAGGAAACGAGGTCCTGGCTCCGCACTCTAAACATGGAGCGAACGGGCGGCCTGTAGGATGAAACTCTTCTTCTAGAGCGAAAAATTACAGCGTATTAAAGCATTCTATAGGGACGGCCAAACAGATAGCGTGGTACTGCATAGCAGGCGTTATTAGAATGTTTTAATACACACTCTCCAGTCACTGACTCTGAATCAGTTGACAGGCATAGCCGGAGAGTGTATAATTATTTCAATGGAAGTGTGTGCTGAATTGGTTGAAGGCAACGGACTGTAAATCCGCCACATAAGAAACGTTGTAGGTTCGAATCCTACCACTTCCACCAGATTTGCCTCGTTCATATAACGGTCTATTATATCCGCCTGTCTAGCGGAATACAGGGGTTCGACTCCCCTACGAGGCGCCAGTTTATTCCCCAGTAGCACAGCGGTAGTTGCACTTGACTGTTAATCAAGGTGTCGGTAGTTCGATCCTACCCTGGGGAGCCAATAATATGCCTCTAATGTAATGGCAGCATCACAGTCTCCAAAACTGTTCGTCGGGGTTCGAGTCCCTGGAGGTATGCCAAACAATTTGCACGATTCGTCTATCGGTTAGGACGCTGCCCTTTCAAGGCGGAAAGACGAGTTCGATTCTCGTATCGTGTACCAATTGCGGGATTAGTTTAATGGTCAAACGAAACCTTGCCAAGGTTTAGTCAGGAGTTCGATTCTCCTATCCCGCTCCAAATGCCAGCGAGACTTGGTAGTCAGAGAGGTTTTATAAACCTTTTAGCGCCAGATTAGCGTTCTTGAGAGGGTTCGATTCCCTCCGCTGGTACCAAGCAATGTAGGAGTGGCAGAGCGGCCCATTGCACCGGATTGCAAATCCGAAAAACCGTCGGTTCAAATCCGACCTCCTACTCCAATGCCCCTGTGGCCAAATTGGTAAAGGCAGCTCTCTCAAAAGGAGTGTTATGTATCCCGGTTCGAGTCCGGGCAGGGGTACCAAAGATTATGGAAGTGTGCCAGAGTCCGGCTTAATGGAACAGTCTTGAAAACTGTCGGTCCGAAAGGGTCCGTGGGTTCGAATCCCACCGCTTCCACCAGTTTTGTTTATGTGTGTACGGTTACCCATATGTGAGTAGCGAGTCGCCCAAGACACTTGTTACTGTACCTGAAGCCCGTAGCAGACTTACGCCGAGTAAGTTCAGCCAGTAGCTTGGACACTGCAAGCGGTAAACAAATTCAATTTTCCCGGATAGTTAAATGGTATAACAATCGGCTGATAACCGGTCATTACAAGTTCGATTCTTGTTCTGGGAACCACTTAAGGAGACTGTAATGGCAAATGTCAAAAAAGGTAACTTAACAGCGCCTCCACAATGGTGGAAGCATTTAAAAGATTGGAAACGAGTGTTCTGGAAGTCAGAACGCCAAGCCCAAAAAAGAAATATCAACAAAGGAGAATGACATGAAACGAGGTAAACTCTAGTGTCATCCTAGACCCCGTATGGTCCTGGATGGCACGTAAAAGAAAATCAATTACGAATCCATCCACGCTAAACTTTAGTGGCGAAGTACCCGGCTCTTAACCGGACTAACTGAGTTCGATTCTCAGAGCGTGGACCATATGGGGGTATAATTCAACGGCTAGAATAGCTGGCTTTTAACCAGTCTATCAGGGTTCGATTCCCTGTGCCCCTACCATATGTTAACACACTTTCAATCTGAATTGACAGATACAAACAACCAAGGAGATCCACTGGACTTGATCCAGGTGCATCCTGAATTGACAGGAACAAGGTTGTAAGGGGAGCCGAGTGTGTTAACATATGGTAAAGTAGCATAATGGTTGTGCAACACCTTCATACGGTGCCCGGTGTGAGTTCGAATCTCACCTTTACCACCAATTTTTATCTCTCTAAAGTGTTACCTGGTTGCATCCGCGGTTTGGGGCCGTGTGGTCTTGGTTCGAATCCAAGTAGGGAGACCAGTTTTGCCCTTGTATCCTTAGTGGTAGAGGTCCTGTTTTGTAATCAGGGTGTGGAGGTTCGATTCCTTCCTGGGGCACCAAGTTTGGATGTAATAGTTGGTACGAGTGGACATAAATTGCTTGTCCATGACATGTTTCGAGCATGAAGGTTGGTTCGATTCCAACAGCATCCACCAAGTTTTGTAAGTGTCAGCAAGTGAAGTCACGCTGTGCAGTATTCTTCGAAGGTACTGAGCAGTAGAAGGCAAATGGGTTCAACTCCCACCCTGCGGGGAACTGCAGGGGTCTGTAAAGGAGACTACGCTGGACGGATCCCAAGTGATATCCATCGTGCTCGAAGTCAGGCTAGGCGGCCGGTAAGTCCTGAATAAATCTACGATAAATGCGGCGTAGGCTTACAAATTCAATATTGGGGGGAGCCGAGGGCGGCGGTGGGTCCTTGCAAGACTCATGACTACAAGGGTTCGATACCCTGGTCCTCCACCAAGTTTAAGAGTTCGTCTAGAAACCGGTAAATTGTAGTTTGGTCTACAAGCTCTTGATTAGTTTTATTCCCGGATAGTGTAGTGGTAACACAACAGACTTTGACTCTGCTATTGTAAGTTCGATTCTTACTCCGGGTGCCAGATATCGGGCTTTGGTGAAATGGATATCATTACGGTCTTCGAAACCGCAGGTAGAGGTTCGATTCCTCTAAGCCCGGCCATACAAGGAGAATGCTATGAAAGCAATTACATTTAAAAATAGATTCAACGGCGAACGAGTAGTTTGTAAGGATGTCAAAGACATTCAGGTAATTGATGGCATAGAGTACTTGTTAGTCAGTAAGACAATTCAAGATAGAAAATTTCTAATGCGTAAAGATGCATTAGAGAAGGTTAATGCGTCCGTCGTATAGTGGAGAATACACGATCCTACGAAGTTCGGAACGGTGGTTCGATTCCATCCGGGCGCACCAAGTTATGGTGTTGTTAGTGTAGTGGTTGCACAACTGTCTGTGAAACAGTTAGAGAGGGTTCGATTCCCCACTTCACCCCAAAAAAAAAATTCAAAGTGATTCTGATTCATAAATATGGAGAGGGGATCATATGAAAATTAGTAAAATACCAGGGTTAGGAAGATTCGGAATTTTTATCGATGATATTAATTTTGACAACATCACCGACGAAGAATGGCAAGAAATTGGAAAGCTACACTTAGAAAATTTAGTAACTATTATAAGAAATACAAATCTGGATGCATTTAAGTATCAAGAATTAATTTTTAAACTGGGGCTCCCTAGAACAAATCAAGCACATAGGTTACACAAAAAGTATGGAATTTCCGTAGGAGAAATTTTTCAAAAGGTGTTAGAAGACTCCGATCTCATAGACGACGAGGATAAGAAATTTCTTAGGTCTTCTGGCAAACTTATACTGATTGAAGATGGTAAACCAACTTCCATAATAAAAGTCACCGGAATGAAAGATGCCGCTGGAGATCCATTGGGTATGTTTGCTGAGGGAGAATTACTCTGGCATAGCAATGAATCAGGGGATCTCTGTTTCACTCCAGGTGTTTCGTTGTTAGGAAGATCAGGAGTAGTAGGAAGTGCCACTGGATTCTTGACTACTGTTGATTACTATGAATCATTAAGTGAAAGTTTTAGAAGTGAATTAGATGAAATGGTATTACTTCATCGATTCACCCCAGGCAGAATAAATCCCGGGCTAATAGAAGAACAAGATTCTATAATGCGGAAAAATATGTGCCCAGTAGACGGTTCGAGAATTCCGTTGGTCATCTCTAGTCCAGGAGGACATAGGGGACTGCATATCAGTGTAAACACGATCGATAAGATCGAAGGACTTTCTGACGCAGAATCTAAAAAAATATTAGACAAAATACAAAGTGAATTGTTTGTAGAAAAGTACATGTACGATCACTGGTATCGATCAGATACAGATTTATGTCTATTTGATAATTCTATTACATTACATAGAAGATTAGGCGGTATAACGAATAGAATGTGTTACAGAATGCAACACGATTATAATTTTGTACAACAAAATCCATACATACCGTATACCACAGAACCATTTGTTTCGGAGTATCGAAGACGAATGGCTGAAATGGTCGACTGGATAGTTTAAGATAACGCTACTTTAGCTGATGTGGTCATAGCGGCGGTCTGAAGAACCGTTGAACCAGGTTCGATTCCTGGAGGTAGCACCAAATATAATAGTTGACAGTATCACTAAAATGTGATATAATTACTACAGTAAATTAAATGCCCGGGTGATGAAATGGTATACATAGGAGACTTAAAATCTCCCGTTCGAAAGAGCATGCCGGTTCGAGTCCGGCTCCGGGCACCATACCGCTTTCGTATAATGGATAATACAAAGAGCTTCTACCTCTTGAATATGGGTTCGATTCCTGTAGGCGGTGCCACTTTCTACCATAAATATTTGCCATGGTTAACAACAATAAAACAATTTGCCCATTGGCGTGGAACGGATTACATCTCGATTTAACAGGAAAAATTTCTCCTTGTTGCAATTTTGATACTGAAGCAACACCTAAAGATTATAATATCAATTATTTTAATTTAATGGAACATCCGTTCATAGAAGATGTTCGAAAAAAAATGCAAGAAGGTGAGCTAATTCCCAATTGTAATAAGTGCTATCGAGACGAAGAAATTCGCGGAGACAGTTTAAGGACAATAACAATTAAAAATATGCAAACATATTTTGAAAAAGTGTTAGACACTCCGGCGATATTCGATAATAATACACCTTCTTTAAAATATTTGGATTTAAATTTTAATAATATCTGTAATTTAAAATGTAGAATGTGCAATCCTTCTTATAGCACAAGTTGGTACGTAGATGCTAAAAAATTAGGTCTGCCTATCCCTCGAGGTGTAATAGCTCATAATGATCCGCTGAACGGTGTTGATTTAAAAAATTTAGCATATATCAAAATAGCAGGTGGAGAACCTACTATGGAACAAGAAAAAATTATTTCTATATTAGAACGAACTCAGATAGAAAATATTGGAATTGTAATTGTAACTAATTGTACAATATTACCTAATAAACGACTGTTTGAGTTATTAAAAAAATGTCAACGTGTTCACTGGATTATCAGTATTGATGCACTTGGCCCTCTTAACAATTTTCTTAGAAAGAATAGTAATTGGAAAGAAATTGAAAAAAATCTAAAATGGTATAATGAAAATTTTGTAGATATCATTGTTCATTCAGTAATAAGCATTTACAATATAAATTGTTTTACAGACCTAATCGATTATATCAAAGAAAAATTTCCAAAAATTACTCACAATCATGCAATGGCCGAAACAAATTACGGCGGCGATAATTGGATGGATCCTTGCCATTTACCAGCCAGTGTTAAAGAATGTCTTCTAGAAAAAAATAAAATTAATGAACAAAAATACGGACGCGATATATTCTACGCTGTTGAGAAAAGTTTGCGCACATCTGGAAATTTTCAAGAGTTTTTAAAAGTTGATGAAAAATTAAATCAGATTAGAAATGAACATTGGAAAAATTATAACAGAGAATTATATAATCTAATCAGTGTCACAGAAAAACAACAAAAATCGTTGACACTATAGAGGTTAGACTATATAATAGTCATATACGCTAACAAGTTTAGCACTGTTCTTTAAAAATTATAAAAAATATTTGCCCCGGTGACGGAATTGGTATACGTGTTGGTCTTAGAAACCAAATTTTAGGAGTTCGAGTCTCCTCTGGGGCACCATTAATTGAAGGCATTGACAGGTATCGTCTAAGGACGCTTAGACTCATGAGGAATAGGGCCATCTTACTCCTCTGACAAAACTGTGGCAATGGCTTAGGAGGGAAAGCATCCCACTCCGAAATACGCTAAGTCCCGTAGGGCTATAGTGCTTTCAATTAATGGTAAAGTTTTTATACACATGCACACAAAGGCGTAGGCCACGCTGATGTGACGGAGCACAGTGTCGCCCTGTATAGAGCGATATGTTCAGGTTCAACTCCTGTAAGTGTGCAGTTGTATAAGAATTTAAGGGTGGTTTAACATCCTGTAGGCGGCTTGCCGTTTACGAAGAATAACTGTGGTGACACAGCCAAAGGAGGTATGCCTACATAACTCCGCCAGCAACGGTTCATTTAAGCAAGCCTGCTCACTACCGCGAGGTAGCGATCACTGATAAGACCGGTGGTTGTAACAGCAAAGCTGATGTATGGGGAAGAACATTGTTCGACGTGCCGCAAGGAACACGGGGCAGTGAAAAGTAACAGGTGGTGCTGACTTCCATGCGAAACCAATCAGTCAGTTGGTATGAGAAAGGGTAGTGTATTGGTTCGAAGGGTCGCTCCTAAGAGCTCGTATGCAGTTTGAGTGGTTAGTGGCTGCGTTGTGAAACGTAGACATCGATCGCAAAAGACGACTGAGTAGCTCGCGAGGCAAAAGGTACGTGGTGTGTTGTATTGGGTAGAGCAAAACTTTATTCAGCAACAGAGTCAGCACATCGCAGTAGGTTCAGTTATAGCACAATTGGTAGTGCATCTCCCTGTTAAGGAGACGGCTGAGGGTTCAACTCCTTCTAACGTTTAAAAAGCAAAGACTGACTCGGTCGTATGTGAAAAGTATCTAATACTTGAGTGGTAACACAATCAAGTCTAATGAAGCTCGCAAGGTGACATTAGTTTATACTGGAAGTTTCGTAGGGTGTTAGCGCACTCGAATAGCTCGCAAGGTTAACGGGATAGATGGTGTAGAATAGCATATGGCGTCAAGACTACTGCCTGTCTTTAAACGGCGATACTGTAAGCAGACATGGATACCTAGCAATAGGGCTGTGTGGATGTCAAGAGAAGGTATACTCGCAAGGTGTACTATAATGCTTGAGGTGCTTATGGTTAAGATGTAATCTCAGTCTTAACACTATTCTAAAACACATTTAAAACTTAAACATAGTTTAAGGACCGGTTAAGCTCACCGGACATCGACGGGCTGAAGTGTGTTTCAGAATAGTATGCCTCGTTCGTCTAATGGTAGGGCCCTGCTTTTACACAGCAGAGACGGCAGTTCGATCCTGTCACGAGGTACCAGTATAAGGAAGGTTGGATGAGTGGCTTAAATCAGCAGTTTGCTAAACTGCGGGGTGCCGTAAGGTGCCCCGAGGGTTCGAATCCCTCACCTTCCACCATGTTTTTTAAAAGAGGAAATATATGAAACCAGGTCCAAATTATAGAATGAGTTCGCTGCTTAAAATTAGTTTAGCCACAGGCAATTTCAAAGATGCACATCAACGTGGTGCGTGGAAACGTGCCTGTATCGATGCTGAACTATGTGCTGCTATTCAGCCTAAGCGTGAAAAGAGACCTGCTGGTCCGGGCGGATATGCAAAAAATCCAACTGGCACTGCATCGACTAGAGATTGATCCGGGGGATTGGTATAGCTGGGAACACGGTAGCTTTGCAAGCTTCAGTCGGGAGTTCGATCCTCCCATCCTCCACCAAGATAAGTAATAGTAGGCCCTGTTAGTTAAGTGGTATAACACCTGTTTTGTAATCAGGGATTGGCAGTTCGATTCTGTCACGGGGCACCAAGATAGCCAAAACATGTTGACAGACATGTTGTCATATGTTATAATAGTTTTGTTGGGACAGAAATGTTTCAACCGGCGAAGTGAAGGGTAGATGAGAATAGACACACAGGAATGAGCTTCACGCTTACTCCGAACTTACAATCCAAATTTGAAACTTGGAACGTGTTTATGTGATCCGATCCCTAATAGAATGTCATTTGTTAATCGGAAATATATGAGCCTCTGTGTATTGTATATTGCACATTGTCAAAGGAAGATTACAACTCTTCTGTTTGCATATTGTCCGGTCTATTACTTGACCTTTCATGGACCCGTCATTGTTGTTTGAAAAAAGGAAGAAAATGAATATCACACTGAGAAAAGCAAATGCTGTACAGAACAGCATCAATGATACTGTAAAAAGTATTAAAATTGATTTCAATCTTGAACTCAATGAGTTTCAGGATGTAGAAGCTGCCATCACTAAGGCCAATTCAGATTTAGTCACCAACGATGGTCGCAGACAGAAACTGATCATGGCCCTGTACAATATCCGTGCCTTGGTAGGTACGGCCAATGCAGCCAGTGGTATCAACACAGCATTGGCTAAAGCAGCGTTCATCGATAAACGCATCGGCCAATTGGAACAGTTTGCATCTGCCAGCGAAATGGTCTCATTGGAAGTGATCAAAGGCAAGTTGGAAAAGATCAAGAACGACAAGGGCGAAACAAGCCGTCGTAGCATCTACGGTTACACTGACACTGTGTCAACATCTATCCTGGGCAAGGAACAAATCGCACAGGCCAAGGCAGAAATCTTGAATCTCAAGAAACAAAAACAACAGCTCAACGATGAAGTGCTGGAGTTGAATATCAAGACTGAAGTTCCGCTCAGCGATGATACAGTGGCCACTCTGCAAGCAGAAGGCTTGATCTAACAGACCCCGTCTTACTATTTCTACGTTAATGAAATAGCGTCCCTGAAACGATAGAACAGGGGGTACACTAGGACCTGACCTCACAGTCCCCATTTAAGGGATACTGGAAACTGCCTAGGGTGAGGTATAACGCCAATGCCAGAAGAACAAATGTTATGGACAGAGTAACCGCTCAGTCTAGGGCTCATGTGGTATGAGTAGCTAGACACTTTATTAAAATATACTTTCGTCTACATTGCCCAAACCCGGGGGAGCCTCGCAAAGGAAATGTGCATAGCACACGGTACAACAAGCATAAGACACTTGTTGGAAGTATATTTTAATAAAGTTATTTTATAAATGCTTTCTGTAGTAGCTACAGTGGAACACCGAAATACTTGTCAATGTCGACCATGTACAAGGACCGGCCATGAAGAGTAGGGCTACCGTGGATTCAAGCGCCGCAGAGAGCACCTATAAGGTTAGTTTAATAAAACACATTTTGCCTAAACATAGTTTAGGTTGTAAGGACTGCACACCGCCGTAGTGAAAAGTGTGAAGTGTGTTTTATTAAGTTTATCGCGGGATGGAGAAGGTGGTATCTCGGGAGTCTCATAAGCTCCAGATCGTCGGTTCGACTCCGACTCCCGCAACCAGTTTTTTACAAAGGCAAAAAATGAAACTAACTGACAGTCGTGGTCCCGGAGTAGATACACAACAATGTGTAGAACAGGTAGGAGGCAACAGATTTGATCTTGTATTGATTGCTACAGTAAGAGCCAGAGAACTCAGTCGCAGACATAAAGCAGCAGGTCATGCTACCCAGATCAATGCTCCCGTAAGTGCCTTGTTAGATATCCAAGAAGGCAAGATAGGTAGAGAGTATCTTAAAAAAGTAGAATAAGTTCGGAGTGTAGCGCAGTCTGGTAGCGCACCTGGTTTGGGACCAGGGGGTCCAAGGTTCGAATCCTTGTACTCCGACCAGTGTCAGTTGATAAGTAAAGACAGTGCGGGATTAGTTTAATGGTAAAACAGCAGATTTCCAATCTTCGGTCAAGAGTTCGATTCTCTTATCCCGCTCCAAGGACAACATGCAGGTAGTAGATCAAACAGAACTTGTTCGTAAATTCAACTTTCGCAGTGTCATCACTGAGCAAGATGATACAGCTGCCTGCGGTATCATCACTAATATTATATCCGACGGTAATTACTTTACCAACAGTCCCAAGTTTCAAACCAAAGAAAATATCTTTGCAAGGCCAGAATCTGTGTGGTTGAAATATCGCATGAGCTTTATGTTCTCAGTATTCATGTATCTGGGACGGGAAGTAAAGGTCTCTGACATGATGGCCTGGAGTTTTATGACCAATCTCCAGGGTGCCGAAAATCGTGAAAACCTGTGGCACAATCATTGGCATCCAAAAAATCCCAATAACAAAATGTTCAGCGGAGTATACTATCTGCACATCCCCGATGATGTCAAGGATCGGGACTACTGCGGCACAGAGATAGCACCCAACGGTGCAGAACAAGACGGAAAATATTTTGTTAAACCCTCTCGAGGTCACTGGATCATATATCCCAGTGAAACATGGCATCGTCCGGGCATAGTGCAGAGCGAACACTATCGCTTTGTTTTGGCAGCAGACATAGAATGCTCCTATAGTTAAATGGCATAACGCATCCTTGGTAAGGATGTATTTCAAGTTCGATTCTTGGTTGGAGCACCACTTGACAATATTCAAATAAGATTGTATAATTAAGTAATACACAAGGAGTTCTTATGGATATTCAAGTTATGGCAAGGAAAAGCGCCAGCAAGATGTTGGTCGAAACCTGTCTACAAGTATTTCGAAATGAATTGAAATTACAGAACAGTCGGTATTCGCTGATAGTGATTCCTGAAAGAGGCATGAGCGTCAAAGAAGGAGTGCGAGGCAGTGTGTTTAAAGTAGCACCTAATATCATAGGCATGAGCATAGACACAGCTCTTGACATAGAAAGATTGATCATTGCCCTGGCACACGAAATGGTACATGTCAAACAGTATGCTCGAGGACAGATCACACACGGAAAGAATCTCAACAGCAGATTTTGGATGGGTAAAAAATTCCGGGGACACTATTATGATCTCCCTTGGGAAGTAGAAGCCTTTAGCAAAGAACGAGTGTTAGCCAACAAGGTGTTTCAAATCATAGACAAGGCAGACGCTCAATCAAAATCAAAGAAAAATGTCAAAAAGTGATCTAATCGAATTAACTGGTGCAGTTGAAGAAGTGCTACCCGGCAACATGTTCAGGGTCAAGGTAGATAATCTGCCCAACATACTTGTATGCTATACCAGTGGTAAATTGAAACAGCACAAGATAAAAATTATCTTAGGCGATCGTGTTAAAATTGAAGTCAGCCCGTACGATCTCACCAAAGGTCGTGTAACTTATAGGTTGTAAAATATCATGAACATTTCAAGAGCAGAACAAAGTGTTGTAAAGCACAATCAAGAACAGTATCGTCTAGATCAGATTCGTTTGGAAAAACAGCGAGCTAATGATTATTGTAAGAAGGTTGAAGAACGCAGACTTGACCAAATTATCGCAGACCGTGTATCTCGCAATCTTCGATTAGATTTAGACAAAGGTCGAAACATTGATCTTGAATGTTAGTTATACGATGTTGTAGAAATACAACAAATCTAAAACCCTGCCATTGACAGGGTTTTCTTTTGAGTTTATAATAGTGGCATGTATAAAGTAATAAGCAATAATAATCTACCGTTAAATTCGTGTCCGACTTTGCAAGAAGCAATGTCATTTGCCAAAACCGTTGGCATGTTTGTAACTATTAAAGGCCCGGACTTTGAAGTCTGCGGAATCTTTGGAGTAGACAGTATCGAGGACGGCAAGTGCCCAGACGGCATTGCCTATGATTGGAACAAAGCGAGCCGAATAGGCCGTGTTAAAAAGGAGAGAGTATAATGCCATGGATTCAAAACATAGGATTAGGCGATATCAAAAAAGGGTTTCACATTGATCCCGGAGTTAACTCTATGTTGATTCAAATTGTAGATCCGCCTGGCGATTTCCCTACACCTAAGTATTCTTTCAAAGAAGTTCACCAATTTCAATTCTTAGACATTGAAGAAAAAGACTTTGCCCTAGACGAAGCTATGCGTTGCAGTCAAGAGCAGGCCAACGAGCTTGTTCGATTGTTGCAACACGCATTAGAGCAGAGAATGAATGTTATAGTTCATTGTCATGCTGGTGTTTGCCGCAGCGGGGCTGTGTGCGAAATTGGTGTTATGCTGGGCTTTGGTGATACTGAAGTATTTCGTAGCCCTAATCTGCTGGTCAAGCATCGCATGATGAAGGCCCTAGGTTGGACCTACGATCCGGATGAGCCTCACAGTATCAATGGTGTCACAACTGAGTTTGGCATCATTCTCCCCAAGGAAATAGAGTGGGCCAATGACAACGAAAAAGTTTTTGTACTGGCCGCAGAACGCAGAGCACGTAGAGAAAGAGAAGGTGACATATGAAAACCGTTGTTTTACATCGTAATGATATCGAACGAATATCTGACATCTTGTCTAAGTTTCCGGATGTTCAAGCATTTGAACTAACACAAGAAAGTTCTAGTGGTATTGGTTCTGTTACCTACATTACCTTTGCACAAGATATCAACGGACATAAAGGCTCATTTGAAGTAGAAGTGTCGGGTGTAGAACACTGGTAAGCTGTGGCGTCTTTGCTACACTTGGGTTGACAGGTTCTCTTTTTGATGTTATAATTATATATTAAACAGTGAAAGGGATCACATGGCTGGCAAGGCAAAATCGATTTACCTCACAGTGACTACAATGGATCACAAGTCAGTTTTCCATCGTATGTTTTTCAATGCAAAAGAATTCAATGAGTTTGTTAAAACTGATGAATTTAAAGCAAAGTATCCAACAACCGAATTTAAAATTGTAAAAGAAACCTACTAATGAAAGGAGGGCATGGTGAAGTTTATAAAATTAGACCGCAGACACAATCTGTATCACAAAGGTTATCGCTATGCCTTTCGTGTAAATCGATGGTCTACTGATTCTAACAACATAGAAAAAGCAGTTAAAGATTTAGAAGGGTGGCGTTGGGACTCTACGTTCTGGGGTAAGAACAACGGCGATTGCCGTCCTTACTACATTGGATTTAGAAATGAATCAACTGCTACCATGGCAATGTTAAAATTATAAGGAGGACAATATGCCTAGTGTATTTTTAGTAAGCGATACGCACTTTGGTCACACTGGTGTATGTCGCTTCACACGTAACGACGGTGTTACAAAACTTCGCCCATGGGACTCTGCTGAGGAAATGGACGAAGCAATGGTCAAGTCGTGGAACGACCGAGTCAAGCCCACGGACAAGGTTTATCACCTTGGCGATGTGGTTATAAACCGCAAGGCGCTGAAAATCTTATCTCGTTTGAACGGGGATAAGGTGCTTATCCGTGGCAACCACGACATCTTCCGCGATGACGAGTATAGGACTTACTTCCGTGAGTTACGTGCTTATCACGTTATGAACGGTATGATCTTAAGTCATATTCCTGTACACAGTGATAGCTTAGGTCGGTTTGGCGTTAACATTCACGGACACACTCACGCAAATCGTGTGCGTAAGGCTCGTGGTGTTGATGCACGTACAGGAGAGATTTTGTACAGCGACGAACCTGATGTTCGCTATCATTGCGTTTGCGTAGAGCAAACTCCGGACTTTGCTCCTATCTTGTTTGAAGACGTTATCAAACGTATCGAAGCAGAAGGTGGTAGTATAGGATTTAAGTCTGGCAACGGACCTACGGCGGATTAGGACATAGTCCTATAATAGCGCCAGCCCTGAGGCGCTTTACAAAAAGGGCAGAATAGCACCTTCGGGTGCTATTTTTTTGGCTACTCTTTCTATTGTCTTAAATATGTTAATGATACCACTTATTCATCTGAACTATAAAATAGACAAACAAAAATTACTGCACGAGTCTGAGCTGTTTAAAAATTCAGCAGTAGCGTACACTGATTCCAGATATCCCGAACTACAACTCAATGATTGGTTAATTGGACACTGTGTAACTCCTTATATAGAAACTATTATGGAAGACTTTGGTATAAAAGGTAAACCAAGATTTTATTATCTACAACCACATGCTGTTATACCAGAACATGTAGACAACGGAACCTTGTGTAGTTTAAATTTTGTTTTAACTGAAAATGCCAGTCCTATTATGTTTGGTGATAAAGAATATTTCTACGAATCTGTGCTGTTAGATACCACAGTGCCTCACAAGGTTATTAACAATCAGCACGAAAGAATAATGTTAAAAATTTCTATCTTTGATTATACATTTCAAGAAGTTCACTCTAAAATAAAGAGATGGTGTAATGATTGATCCTGAACAAATTATCAGTGATACTCGAACAGTGTTCTTTCAATCAGAGTTCCAAAGAAAGAAATATTCTCAGATAAAAAAATTTGTTAGCGATGCAGATTATCTATCACTGCACACAGAGTTTTTAACACCATTAGATATCAAGATTGATGTAGATCTGTTCCATGAGGAAATTGTAAAATTCAATTCACACTTTGAACAATGGGGATCAGAACATACTCATCTTCCTAGATCAGGAATTGCACTGGTAAATCAAGACGGGGTTTTAAAAAGTCAAGATCCAATTAATGGGTCGTTGTATGAGTGGAATAAAAAATTTCCCGACCAACCTATAATTGAATCAGACTGTACTACGCCAACTGAAGTGATGCAGATTGAATCACTTCGCTCGTTAGACGTTTTTAAAAATTATTGGTTCAGATCCAACATACTGAAATGGCAAGCAGGTGCAGAATTTAAACCTCACATAGATACCATTCTTCCATCGCCTTGGTTACGGTTATGGGGAACTACCAACGCAGAAAATTTAGAAATCAGATACTGGGACACAGACGAAAATCAAATGCGTTCAGTGCAAAATATAGAATCTGGTAGAATCTATTTGATCGATACCAGTCGTGTACATGACGCTGTTGGGCACGGAAATTCATATCAATTTTTTCTATCAGTGTCAACAGACAGCATAAGAAAAATTCAGTCCCTGCTACTACCATACTAAATATCCCAAAGGACTACACATGTCGAGCATGAATGACTTTATCGAAGATTGGCAAAAATATTCTCTGAATGTAAACACAGACCGCGGAGTGTTGAATGTAAAATGGAATAACGCGGATAATCTAGCCAAGTGGTCGAACATGCAGGCTGGGCTATATCTTCAGGATAAAAATTGCCTTCAGACTTTCTACGAACATTTTCCAAGATGGTATCAAATGTTTTGGGATGCAAGATTCAACCAAGGGTTGTTTAATCTCCCAGACGATGCTGTTATCATTGATATCGGATCAGGGATAGCAGTTATAGATCTGTTGCTGTCATCGTATTTGCCTAAGAGTAAATTTTATCTTGTAGACAGAGAAGGTTTCAATTTTCAAAAAGGTGTGTACTACGATCAAAATTATCCGGAATACAACAGTTGGGAACCTGTGAAAGATGCCATTTCAGCAACAGGAATAGATCCTTCAAGATTTATCATGCAGGGGCCAAATGCCGAGTTTCCGCAGCAGGTTGATTGCATTACTTCTTATCTATCATGGGGTTGGCATTATCCAAAAGAAACGTATTGGGAAAAAGTTATGTCTAGCTTAAAAGTAGGGGGCAAACTTATCATGGATATTCGAACATTACCTGATCGAGATGTCGTTGGTGAGATCTCTGAACAAATGAAATCTGAACCTGTGGCTAAATGGTTCGACATAAAACTGCCTGCCCATATAGATAACCTTCCAGCACCTTCAGAAGGCACACCTGTTGGTGGTAGATTTATGTGGACTAGAAATGGATAAATTTAATCAAGACTGGAACACCTACAATTTAACTGTCAACACAGATAAGGGTGAACTTTCTCTTTGGTGGGATGATGTAGAAACCCTGGCTAGATACAGCACACTACAATCTGGGCTGTTTGGAGTAATGAGACCTTTCTCCAAACAAGTGTTCTTTGAAATGTTTCCTAAATTTTATCAAAGCATGTGGGATATCACATACAAACTCGGCGGCTTTGATATACCTGCTAATTCAACAGTTTTAGATATAGGCTCGGGGGTAGGAATTATAGATCTGCTGCTGGCCCAATACCTTCCAGAATCTAAAATATATCTAATAGACAAAGAAGAACTGAATAATAAGCCCGGTGTATATTACACTGACAATTATTTTTACTACAACTCGTGGGCGCCGACTAAAGATTGTTTGAATAGAACTTCGTCGTTAGGTGATCGAATATCCATGTTAGAACCACAAGATTGGTGGCCCGGATCTGTCGATTGCGTTACTTCTTATTTTTCATGGTGTATGCATTACCCGAAAGAAGTCTATTGGGACAAAGTTAATTTAATATTGAAGCCAGGCGGCAAATTGATACTAGACGTGAGAAAACTTAAAGATAGAGATACTGTAGCTGAGATCAGTGATAGCTTTAAATGCAAACCTAAGATGCACGAATTTAAAAATACCATCGTGCCTTGGATCGATAATAATCAAGACGACGTGCTAGGCTATAGATGCGTATGGACCAAAAATGTTTAGATCTATATTCCCTACTGTAATTTATGAAGCCCATTATCTGGATTTTGATAAGGTGCAACAGTCCTTTATAAAAAAGGCATTAGAAAGTTTTGAAGGTAACACAGCACCGGGCAATGATTATTACGACAAAGACGGCGAACCCATCTTTAGAAGGACACTGCCTAATTTACACTTGAAATCTGAATTTAAAGACATTGTAGATTTTATCGATCATCATGGCAAAATTTATTGGAACCATATGAATCTAACAAGTCAAGAAGAACCTTACACCTTGCAACTATGGGCCAACGATGTTCCACCAGGCGGATTTACAGCTGCACATAATCATACTCCGATTGCTATAGGCGGTGTGTTCTATCTTGATGCAGATCCTAACAAAGGAAATTTACATCTTGAAGATCCCACACATTTTTGTAGAGAGCGAATGCCCTATGACTGGCAAAAGAAGCCGTATGTGTTTTCAGAGGAAATCACTGCCGAAGCAGGTAAAATTGTAATGTTCCCAGGCTACCTCATGCATCATGTCAGATCTAATAAGTCTATATCAAATAGGATAGCGTTTGGTTTCAACTTTGGATTATCTTGGCAATATAAAGCTCGACCATATTAAGGAAAATAATGATAGAATATAAACAAATATTTCCACACACTGTAGCCATTGTGGATTATCCTAATTTTGATGAGATCAAAGACTTGATTAAAGAAGAGGTGAAAAGAACTCTCGGAGTAGATTATCCTAAAGACACAGGCACAGATCCCTATGACAAGATACATGATCATCCGTGTCGCGGAGGCGAATACGGCATTATGTATGATGTTATAAACTTTGCTAATCCAGACAGTCCCGACAACATATCAAATCCAGCACTGAGAAAATTGCACGATTGGTTAGAAGAGCAATGCAAACAGTACTGGGCCGAACTCACATATAATCGACTTCTTCATCCCTATGTGCTACAGATGTGGGGAGTGTGGCAAACTCCGGGTGGATTTACAGCCTCACATAACCATTCAGGAATTCCTATTGCCGCATCATTCTATATTGATGCAGAAAACAAAGGTAATTTTGTTTTAGAAGATCCTGCAGAACTCGTGCTTTCCAGGGCGCCGTATGATAAGATAAAAGGCACACCAAAAAGGTTCCATCAAGAGATTGAAGTAAAAAATGGGAGACTGGTGCTGTTTCCTGGGTGGATGAAACATTTCAGCAGAGAAAACACCAGTGACAGTGAACGTGTGCTTATGGCAATAAATTACGGTTGCTATGGGCAGGTATATTATACCGACTGGGCGTAATCAACTTT